GGCTGCACTCGCCTTGATAGTTTGCACTTTTAAAAGCTTCAGCAGCTGCTTGGCGTTCACGATACTCAGACTCAAAACGCGTCCACGTGCTGTAAATTGAGGCAGCGTGAACATCAATGTTATTGATTAGCTGAGCTTTCATTTTCTTGGTAAATTCGGCTTGTTTTTCTCCGGACAAGACAAACTGTTTTTTCTTTCTATCAAAAACGTGGAATTCACTCGGTGCTTTGCCTGAACAGTGTATTTTCCCATTTTCCACCCATACATCACCGCCATTGGTGATGCTTTCTGAAATCTCTTCAATTTGTGCTTGTGTTGCTATATTAATCCATCCGTCCTCATTACCTACGGGGTCTCGAAATGATAATGTCGCTATATTGAATTGTTTTAACATTAATTTTTAACTCCTATTGCAATAACGGTCACATTTGTTGGTTTGGTTACTGATATATAAACAGAATTACCGCCTTTGAAAAACGCCCCGACTGGATTAACCGCGCCCCCAGAATCAATAGCTATTGCACCAGCCGAACCATCAAAAGATTCGGGTAAGTAGTAGTCACCTGATGAGTTCACAACTCCAATCTGCATTCTGATTATCATTAGTCTATTTTGCTTAATTTTAAAGACATCGGCACCTTGGTAATGTGATCCGTATGACGAAGATGTTATACCGCCTATCAAGCTATTTAATACGTGCGTGTACCAATTTAATGAATTTCCATTCCCTGTAATTACATCACCTGCTGAACGAAAAACTCCTGTGTGTTCAAATTCCCAATTTTTGAAATTTCCATTATCCTCTACTAGATTAATTACACCTCGTCCGAAATTACCGTACTCGTTGTAGCCAGTTTGTTTTGTCGTGTAACCAAGCGAAAAAGCAGCACCGCTATTACCTCTACTCATCACTTTCCCTTTAACAAAAGGGTAAAATGTGCCAATGCTATTGGCGGCTGCCTCAATAACTTCAAATGGCGCGGAGTAATCATATTGAGAGCCATAGCCACCATAACCAATATGATCGGACTTCATGCCGTCATGTGACATAACCGCTTTTTTTATGTCTAACCCGTTTTCTGACAAGATGGCTGTATATTCTGAATTCCCTTTTTTATAAAAAACAACCCCATTATTTGAGCTAATATTTACATACCCTGATGATTCTATGCTTCCTGTATCAACTCTAGGCACAGTCAGTGTCCCAAGCATTGTGTCACCGCTCTTAGATACTCGCCCATTGGCGTTGTTATTCGCATTATCTGCGGCCGATTTTGCTTCCACGCCTTTGTCATAAGCTGTTTTAACCGCTTTTGATGTTGCTACATTATTTTCGTCGTTGCTATTGACTGCGGATGATCGTTTGTTAAGAGGGATATAGTTATTTAACGCAAGCTGCACCGTCGCAATCAGTTGCGCGAGTTTTTTACCTGCTTTGGCAGTTAATCCTAGTTCTTCGCTGTCCAACCCCGTATCACTTGTCAACCGCACTTCGCCTTTTTGTGTTGTGCTGGCGGATTTACGGTTATCATCAATAATCTTAACAATCGCCTCATAAAGCTGAGTTTGCTTATTTTCTACGGGCTGGAACCCTGCTTTTTGCAACACATAATGCGCTTCCGCTTGTACATCGCGTACTCGGTCTTGCAAATTATTAAGCCACGTATCGGTTACTCGCGTGCCTTGTTCGCCTGTTGCTGGATTACCATTGTGAAAAAGGCCATCATTGGAATCAATTTGAGGCATTAAACTTTTCATATATTAAGATCCTGTTTGATAAGCAAAATAACAGTAAGTATGTGCAGGTTTTAAATCTCGGAAGAACTCCTCAATAATCGAGTCACCAAATTCCACTAAATGATTACCCGCAAAGGAGCTACCTGCGCGAAAATACACAATATTGTCATCCCCATTAAGCACCGATACTCGCCACATAAAAATCAAGTTATCGCGTGCTTCATTGCGAAATTGAACCAAATCTCCCGTCGTTGGCAAATCATTAGCAAGGGGAGAAAACTCTTTAATTTCGATACGATATCCAATACTTTCCGCAATACGTTTAAAATAGGGAATAGATAAGCCCCCAATCGCATTTAACTTGGCAATGACACGTTTTACTCGTGCTTGATAGTTATTGGTATAATCTGTTTTTATGCCGCATAAACGTTCCCAATCTTCCAACATGGAATTCGAGGTGATAGGCTCAACTACGTTTAACATATCATTGGCTTTTTGTTGTAAGCGATTAAAGGCATTACCATCCACTTCACATTGTGCTAAGAAATGCTCACCATTAATGTTGTAGGAAATAGGTGGGTAAAGTTTAGATAGCACTTGTTTATGGTTAATTTGCATTAGGCCATCTCCGTCACAGTAATCGTACCAAGTCTGAACCATTCTATTTTCGTGCGTACATCTGCTTTTAAATTAGTGATGGGTGCCGTAAACTTACGGTCAACCACACCTACCAAGTTATTCACCACAGCTTCACATTGGGACACAATGAGATCATCACCTGGGATCAATGTATTAAAATAATCCGCAAGTGCGGTTGAAATAGCTGCCTTAATTTCTGGCAAAGTCACGCCACTGGTTTTCACCTTAATATTAAAATTCACTTTTGTTACATCAGGTTTCACCACTTTGCTTTCACGTGCTGTCACAGGGCGTACATCATCAATATAAGTTTGACAGCGCTGCACTGTTTCATCGCTCGGGACATCATTGTTAGAAGTAATGGCAATATCTACCGTACCCAATCCTCGTCTCAGTGGATAAACATAAGCTGCATCCACACCATCTACTGATAATGCCCAGGTGCGATAGTCATAGCGATTTCCCCCAGCAGGTGGACGTCTAATAACCTCAAGTAATCGCTCAAGTAACGATGCATCACTTTCAGCATCTGTCGCACCAATAATATTGTTTAATACAACATCACTTTGCACGCCAACAGGAGCCGCCATAAAACTGCCTTTTGTTGCAGTAGTAATGTTATAACTTGCCCCCGTGGCTAATGCTCGTACCGGCACGGTAGTCTCACCATTACTTGAGATAACTGCATTCGCGGTTGTCTCATAAAATCGGTTATCGTCGGTTTTAATTTGTAAACCCGCTTTGATCTCTGCACCGACTTGACCTGTGATAGTTGCACCAGTACCACTTGCAGATGTTGCATTACGACGACGAATACCACGCAAAGCGGCATGTTTTTCTAAAAAATCTGTGTCAGCGGTATCGGGGAAAAATTGCTTGATTATCCATTTTTGATGAGCATAAATACCTTCAGCAACGGCTGCTAAACTGCTCGCACGGGCATAATAATCGCTATCCACACTCACATCAGCTAGCGGTTCTAACGATTGCACGTCACGCAAGATAGTTTGGCGAATATCATCTAAACTTGGCACAATAAACATGGTTTAAACCCTTTTTAAATAACTTTTACCGGGTGTTTAAATTGATAGGTTTCACCTCGGTTATCTCGAATGGATATATCTAAAATTAATAATCCGTTGTGGGGTTGTGTATAAGTCACAATGATTTCGTCTGCACGTCCATCATCAATCAACGGTTGTAAGGCTTCTTCTGCATATTGTTGAGCAAGTGGCCCAACATGTCGCAAATCCTTTTCTTTAGGGATAGTATGGAGCAAAGAGCCTACACGCCCATCTGCCCACCAGGTGCCTAAGGGTGTGGTTAGTCTGATATACACAGCATTTTGCAGTGTACTGATTTGCTTACTTGTGTAGTCGCCGGTAAGCGGGCTGATCTCTCTGTCCATAGTGACAGGATAAGGGATTTGGAGAAAAGAAAAGAGGTGACTGACTTCAGCACCTCCTTTGGGAATTTTTATTTAGGTTGACCTGTTTCACCACCGCTATCACCAGAATGCTTGTGATTACTCAATGATATAGTACCTGCTTTCACATCTCCGTCTGTAGTAAAACCTCCGCCTTGTTGTTTCACGTTGCCGGTAAAACTCGCACCTCTGCCACCTTTCACCTCCATACCGCCATTTCCGTTAATTTGACCTTGTGCAGTAAAGACCTGATCTGTTTCAACCAGTGGGCTTGATATATCCACTTTTTTTGCCGCTTTAATCTTTAACACATCACAATCAATCTCAATTAACCGCCCCTTTTTTAACACAATACTAGAGCCACTTTCATCATAAACAGCAACTTCGCCACCTTGCAGATTTTTCACGCGGAAAGAACCGTTCTCAGTCGCAATGACAATGCCATGGCTAGTTTGCCCGCCAATAGGGATAATCACTGCTTGAGTATTTGCAGGTGGCACCGACGTAAACCCAAATTGCTGCATCATCTCTACGTCCTGAAGTGTTTCATCTGATAATCCAGATGCTTGCACTTTCTGAATGTTATCTGCACTTTTCACCAGGTGAAGTATCCCTCTAAAAGCTTGACGAATATCATTTACTGCACCTTGCGCTTGTTGTTGTATTGCTTGTGTTAATCGTCTCATTTAGCCCAACCACCTTGTCCATTTGATGCCCAAAGTTCACCATTATTCTTTTTCTTCTTACCTTTTTTACCTTTACGCTTACGTGCTTTTTCTGCTTTTGCACTATAAGCGTCTGGTGTCCAAATACCGTCTTGCTTAAACCGCAACTCGGTTTGCGTACCGCCTTGACGGCTTAACATGAAACGACGCCCCATTAAGAAGAAGATTGCATCAATATCATATTCTTCACATATCACATGCACCCGCTGACCTGGTTGCCACAATGTGCCATCTTGCATTTTATGGTCAGGCACAATAATCGTTAATGTAAACCCTTCAAGTATGCTGTCGGCGATGTATTTCTTTGCCCATTTTTGCAGCGCTTCAAGGTTATCAACATCAGATACCACTACGGTTTTAGGTTTATAGGTAGTCATCTCTGAATCTTTATAAACCCATTTTAGATCGTTTTTGTTATCTTGCCCCTGCTTGCCGTGACTTTGAGCTAAAAAGGTTATCTCACTAAACCGATTTGATACATCAAAGCTTAAATCAGCCTGCTCAAAGTTATTTTTACTACCATCTTTCATGCAGCATAGCGTTGCAACAGGTGGCGTACTGTAATCCGCACCGCCTACAATCAGCACGCCATTTGGCTCAAACCACAAGTGCAAGCCAGCAGAATTAGCACAACGCATGGCAGCATTCCACGCAGTTTCACCAACATCAATATCGACCTTATCTAACAATGGATTGTTTTCTGCTTTAAGTTGAACCTGTTTAATCCCTAACGGTTCTACAATCTTTTTTACTGCATCTAACACTGTTAACCCCTTCACGTTCGTAATGGGTGCAGAGCAGTCAACAAGCACACTGGCTTTATCTCTACCATTTAGTCGATAGGTTCGATTTGTTTTACTAATACCATGCTGCACGGTATCCACAATGCCTGTCATGACTAACATATCATTAATACGTACTTTCACTTCTGCCCCAGAGTAGTCCGGTAATACAGTACTGTCTGACGGCACACCAATATCAAACGCAAAAGCATCTGCAGGGATTAAAAAATCACTGTCTATATCATAACTTTTCCAATTATTATGGGACTTACCATCAATCTCAACGACAACATCATTTTCGTAAGGATAATTATCTGACATAGCTATTTAATACCTCACCTTGCTCAATATAATTTGGATAACGCACCTGTGGATTTAAACGCAATAACTCATCCGCACGTTTATAATCACTATAAAAAGCATGAGCGATTTGTTGCACTGTCCCGGTCATGGGTGCAGTTCGAATAATTAAAGGTGGCTTGCGGTTAATCGCATTAATCGCAAGTTGAGTGAACTGATGTGCATGTTGTTTAAGTTGTTCCATGGTGTGGTGTGCAGTGGTGTAAAGTCCAGTATTAGGCTTACCCGCACTATTTACGGCCTGTTGTTCTTCTGCAATTTGTTGGCGTAGCAATGCCAAATTCTCTAAAATTTCCGACCGCACTTTCGTGGTAATATAGTCCACATCTTGCGGCAACAAAGCGTCATCTTCAATTAATTCTGTCGCAGATTTAAGCAAAACACCCGCACTAACTAATCGCATAAACAATGACACCGCATGCATATCGGTATTTGTTAATGTTGATGGTAACGATTTCATAACAGCCTGTTGGCTGGCTGATTTAATATTTTTACCTGTTACCAAATCAGAGGGGATCTGTTTAATTTGTTTTAAGGTACGCAACATTTCATCAAACTTAGCGCGAGTGGTTAAATCTCGACGATTGATAATCTGTGAGAGTCCCGTTTCCAACATAGCACCTAAATGACGAGCCGAATTTAAGCTTTTCACTTTAAAATCTGTAGAGGATACAGTATAAGAGATAGGATATTTATTCTTATCTAAATCAAACAAACTTCTAACTTGCTCAAAACAACCAAATAATGCGCCGAAATTGCCCAATAAACGCGATTTAATATTGGCGGCAAATGACACAACCTCCATAAACTCACCATACAATGCCAACGCATCATCAACAAAATCTTCAAGTTGCGTAAGTAGTGCATCAAGACGAGCAAGAAATGCACTTTCAAACACAAAAATCGGCTCTGCGGGGGTGCTTTCGGTAAAGGTTAAATCAATAGCCACATAGTCAATCATGTCCGCTTCATGATGAAACAATGCCGACGTACAAATCATATTTTGCAATCGTCCGCGAATAGGGTGGACTAATACATCCGCCCCTTGTTTTCCCAGCACACTTAAGAATTTTTTGAAATCAGTATAATAACCTTCACCATAAAACACGGCTTGCAAACGTACGGTCAACGGATTTAATCCTAAGTCTTCTACATCCGCACCGTTCACAAAAGGATAGGCGTGTTCGATTGTGGCACGAGTGATCTCATCATCAACCGACATCACTTCGAATCGCACACCACGATAGCTAGCACGTTGTAATGGCGCCGTCCAACCTTTCATCTATTACCCCCGTTTAAAATCTTGATATTGATACTGAGACGTTTGTTCAGCCACAATCCGCCCATCTAAATCTACTTTAATTTCATTTTGAATGGTGAAATTCTGACTTTCCACCGCTGTTTTCAAGCCGTCGCTGATGGTTTTACCAAACTGCTGAAAGTCTGCTTGATAATTCGCTAAACCAGATAAATTACCGAGTGTTTGACTCAGTGTAGAGTTGGTATCGTTAGCAGTAATGGATAACCCGGAATAGCCTTGCCCACGATTATTCATGTTGGCAATTTTTGCAGCACTTTGTGATGTTCTTGCATCATATTCGGCTTGTGTAAGCGTGCCACGTGCTAAACGCTCCTTCGCAACCTCATCTTTACGTGCGATTTCAGCCACTTCACCCGCACGGCCTGCCATTCCCCATACAGAATTTTTGTTATAACCAAACCCTTGTGGTGCATAATGGCTTGTTGTTGATTTATTGCCACCGTAAGCCCTTGCGTAAAATTGATTTTCAAGTTGTTTTTCTTGTGGTGTTTTAGCTTCGGCTTTTTCTTCGGCAATAGCCTCAGCTGTCGTGCGGTGGTCAGCTGCAAGCATTAAACCAGTAAATGCTAAACTACTCAGTGATAACAAGCCTTTTCCGCCTTTCATCCCTTTAGAGATTTTACCTTTTCGACCTAAACCACTTGCCGCATCTGCGATATCACCTCCTAATCCAAAGCTGGTACGCTTGCCGCCTAACAACGCCAATGCACCGCTTGCCGCAACAGCCGCAGCACTTAAAGCCGTAATAACAGTGCCTGCTTGCACAACGGTATTTGTGAGGTCTGGATATGCTTTTGCATATTCCGTTAATTTGACTGCCGCATCACCAAGGGCATCATTAAAGCTCTTAACCCCATCCATTTGGGCAAATTCAAAGCTATTTTTGGCGTTTTCCAATTTAGCACTATTGGTGTCTTGTATCACGGCATGTGATTTATCAA